GGGGTTGGATGATATGCCGTTGGTTCAGTTGGAGGATGGGGTGGATGCGCTCACGCCTGTGATGGTGGTAGATACCAGTTATGCGTCCTCGAATGGGGATTCACCTCCTCCATTGCATGAAGAGGATAAACTTGATGGAGCATAAAGACGCGGGGGGATATAACGAAAAAAACGGGTTTATTAGGTGCCCAAAATGTGGGGAATATGTGCATAATGTGGTGCATGTGGATTTTGAGGGGTGGTGGACATTTGCACAGGTGGATTTTGGCGTGTGCGATGATGGTTTTAGGGGTGAGGGCAAACATCAGTGTAAAACGGACACAGAGAATTGCCTCTGTATCGGCTGGGATAGTGCAAATCAAACTCGAAGCGGGCGGGGAATCTGATGGCTGATTGGCAGAATCGGATTGTTGGGTATCGGGTGGTGAAGGCGAGTGAGCTGGCACCCAATGAGCATAATTGGCGTAAGCATCCGACACGGCAAAAGACGGCGTTGGCGCAGGTGCTGGATAAGGTTGGGTGGGTGGATACGGTTTTATACAATATCAGGACGGGGCGGTTGATTGACGGACATTTGAGACAATCATTAGACCCTGAGGCTGATGTGCCTGTGTTGGATGTGGATTTAAGTGAAGAAGAAGAACGGCTGATATTGGCAACGCTTGACCCGATTGGAGCAATGGCGAAGACGGATCGGGAAGTGCTAGGGGCGTTGTTGGAGGGGTTACAAAAAGATGATGAGGCACTGGCGGATTTGTTGCAGGTGGTGGCGCGGGATAATTATATGCAATTGGGGCTAAATGATGATGTTGGCGATGTTGCGCCACAGGTGGATAGAGCCAAAGACTTACAAGTTGAATGGCAGACGGCGCGGGGGCAAGTGTGGCTGGTGGATGGTAAGCATCGGGTGATGTGTGGGGATAGCACCAGTGGGGAAGATGTGGCGATTTTGATGCAGGGCGCAAAAGCGGATTTGTTGGTGACCGACCCTCCGTATGGGGTCAATTATGACCCCCAATGGCGAAAAGCATATCACGATTTGCATGGGCACACGGCAAGGGGTAAAACGATCGTCAATGACGATAATTTTTTATGGATGGAGGCACTAACCCAAAGTGCTGATTATTGGGATGTTGGCTATGTGTGGGTAGCTTCTTGGTATGCGGGATTTGTGCAAACGGTGTTAGAGGACGCGGGGTATGGGCTGAAATATCTCATTATTTGGGCTAAAGACGAAGCAATTATGGGGCGGGGTGATTATCACTGGAGACATGAGCCGTGTCTGTATGTGGTTAAGGATGGTTGTAAGCATAATTGGCAGGGGGCGCGTGACCAAAATACGGTGTGGAATATTCCAACTATCCATAGTTTCGCAATGGGGGCTAACGTGGCTGAAGGGGAATTAACTGGGCATGGCAACCAAAAGCCGATAGAGTGCATGAAGCGTCCGATCCAAAACAATAGCGCGGTTGGTCAAAAGGTATTGGATTTGTTTTTGGGCAGTGGAACGACTTTAATCGCGTGCGCTCAGACGGGGCGGGTGTGTTATGGGATGGAGATAGCGCCTGAATATGTGGCGGTCATTTTGCAGAGGGCGAAGGATGCGGGGATGAACTGCGAAAAAATAGGATGGTAGAATGGACGTTATACGAAGTTTCGTATAGTGATACCTTAACGGGTAAAAACAGGGTTGGGAATAGACGAAAGTAGACACTATAGCATGGCGCACAAAACGCAGAGATTCGCCAAAAGCACCATTAAACAGGCATTGGAGACGGCACGGGGGAATGTGACTTTGTGTGCCGAGGTGTTGGGTGTGACACGGCAAACGGTGTATAGCTATATGAAGCGGTATCCTGATTTGGTGGCGGTACGCGAAGATGCTACGAATTATGTGTTGGATATTGCAGAGGCGCATATCGAAAAGATGGTTATCAGTGGGGATATGGATGCAATCAAATTTTATCTGAGGACTAAAGGGCGGGTAAGGGGCTATATGACCAGTGGGCAAATTGAGCATAAAGGCAATGAGGATGACCCAATCATTATTAAAGTGGTGAGGGGTTAGTCATGCCTGAGATGGTGGTTGTATTACCTACATTGCACAGGGGTCAAGCGCCAGTGGTGGCGAACGGGGCGCGGTTTAAGGTGGTTTGTTGTGGACGGCGATGGGGTAAAACCACGTTGGCAACGGATGAACTGGTGAATCGGATGTTGGATGGTGGGCAGGTTGCCTATTTAGCCCCAACCTATAAGATGTTGGCTCACGTGTGGCGAGAGATTAAAGCCGTAACGGGTGTGCGTGGTGGCGGGGCGGCACTGGTATCATACAAGAATGAGACGTTGCACCGATTGGAATTGGTGACAGGTGGCGCGATCGATTGCTGGTCGCTGGATAGCGGGGATACGATTCGCGGGCAATCTTATGATTTTGTGGTGGTGGATGAGGCGGCGTTTATGCCTGACTTGGTGACGTTTTGGGATAATGTGATGCGCCCTTTGTTGGCAGACCGCAAAGGGGGGGCAATGTTTTGTAGTACACCAAAAGGGTTTAACGGATTTTACAGCCTGTGGGCGCGGGGTGGGGTGGTAGATGGTTGGGCAAGCTGGCAATATCCAACAGTCACTAATCCATTGATGGATGTGGATGAATTGATGGAAATTGAGGCAACCGCCACCACGCAGACATGGCAACAAGAATATTTGGCGGAATTTGTGGCGGATGCGGGTGGCGTGTTTAGAGGGGTGAAAAATGTAACGACATCTACGCCTCAATCGCCTTATACAGGAACGTTTGTGGTGGGGGTGGATTGGGGCAAAAGTAACGATTTTACGGCGATATCAGTTATGGATGAGGAAACTGGCATAGAGGTGTATTTTGACCGATTTAACATGATAAGCTGGGAATTGCAACGAGGACGGTTAAAAGCGATTTGTGACCAGTGGAAGCCACGTTTGATTTTGGCAGAGGCGAATAGCATTGGTGAGCCTAACATTGAGGCATTGGCTGGTGAGGGGTTGCCAATCGAAGGGTTTATGACCACTGCCTCATCCAAAGCGCCGCTGATAGACGGGTTGGCGTTGGCAATTGAGCGGGGCGCAATCGGCTTGATTGATGACCAACAAGCCACAGCTGAATTAATGGCTTATACGATGGAGCGCATGGCGGGCGGGGGGTGGCGGTACGGGGCACCGCAAGGGGCGCACGATGACAGTGTGATAGCGAGGGCGTTGGCGTGGCGGGCGTGCGGAATGCGTCCTAATACGATGGAGATACAACGCGAAAATCTGATAACAAGACGGCGTTAAAATTGGTTGGTAGAAAGAACATTATAGGAGGGCAATATGCCTGCGATAGACGATGTGAATAAGTGGGATTCGGCAGAAATGCGAAAGTTAGCCGATGCAGAAATTGGGTCACGGTTGGCAGAGATTGGCAAACGAAGAGGCTACTACGAGGGGATGTTCCCCCCGCCACTGGTGGATACGCATGATAATGTGGTGATTAATTTATGCCGCCAAGTAATTGACGAAACGGCGGCATTCTTATCACCGAATATGCCGTCTATTGAGCTAGATAGTGATGGAGGGGTGACAAATAGCAATGAGGCGATGCTTAGCAATGTATGGATGGATAGCGGGGGGGCGAGGCTTATTAATCAAATGGCGGTGGGGGGTGGGATTGCTGGACATGTGTTTGTGCGGGTGGTGGTGCAACCTGATGGGCGTGTGCGGGTGATTAATTTGAATGCCCAACATGTTATTCGGTGGTGGCTGGCAAGTGACCATCTGATTACAATGGGTTATGAAATTCGGTGGCGCAATGGCACGACTGAGTACCGGACGGATGTGATTCGGGATGGGCGGCAGTGGGTGGTTAGGGATATGTATCGTGACCATCCAAAAGGGGTGGGTGGCATTGTGGTTACGAATCCTGCATGGATTGGCGAGGTAGAAAGTGTGTGGGCATATCCGATAGCGCCGATTGTGGATTGGCAACATCTGCCGAATATCGGCGGGGCATACGGGATGGATGAAATTCCTCATGCGAACATGAATTTACATATCAACAAGATTGCTAGTGACATCAAAAGCATTCTGAGATATCACGCATATCCGACTACTGTCGGTACGGGCTTTTCTGCTAAGGATGTTCAAGAGACGCGCATTAATGGATTTTTGACTGTCCCAAATGCGGATGCGAAAGTGTATAACGTAGAGATGCAGAGCGATTTAGCCTCGTCCATGATGATGTTGGACACGATGCGCGATTCGTTTTTTAATTTGGCGCGGGTGGTGGTGGTTAAGGGGGGGTTGGATACGTTTAGGGGTATGACCAATCTGGGGATACGGGCGGCGTTTATGCCGATGATTGCCAAAACCGCACAGTTACGGCGGAATTATGAGGAGGGGATGGTAGCATTGAGCCGTCTCATTTTGATGATTAAAGGGGTAGATGCTGAGGACATGCCGATAACGGTGGTGTGGGGTGAGGCGTTGCCGATGGATCAAGCCGAAGAATTGCG